TTGCATCAAGTTCGGCAGCCAGCCCCTCAAGCCTCTTTTGCTGCTCGGCGTTGATCCCCACCAACTTCCCGGACTCAATCTCGAACTGCAGTTTTGCGATCTCTGTCGCATCTTTACGTTTATCGCTTGTGGTGTTGATGAGTTCGATCTGGCGTTCGTAATCCGTTTCAGTTGACTTGAATGTGTCCTGAATTTTCTTCGCTGCAGCAGCGGCGTCGCTGGCCGCCTTCTTCTCCGCAGCGGCCTTCGCAGCAATTGCAGCGGGATCGACCCCACTACCCGTTCCTGGAGTGATGGCTTGGTTGCTCTGCGCAATCTCAGCAGCAGCCTTTTTGGCATTGGCCACATATTCCTTAAAGCGGTCGCCGGCCAACGGCGTCTCCAGATCCTTCTTGATTTTTGCAGCGGCCTCGGCGGCAACACCAAACTGAATCTGCGCATCGTTCGCGAACTCAGCTGCATTAGCTTTGAATTTTTTTGATGTGTCCCCGAAGGTCAACGCACCAAGCGCCGTATTGGCCTGGGATGACAAATTGCTAATTCTTGCTGAAGCCTCGGCGAAAGAACCGACGATTACGTTGGCTACAATGTCGAAGACGCGCGCAACTCCGTCACCCGCGTTGACAATGAACGCTGCGGTGGTGACCAGGTCCTCACCAAGGCCTTTGACCACTTTGGACAAGCCACCCGAGTCTTTTGCAGACTGATTTACGTCTTTGCTGAATTGCAGCAGCACCGGCAGAAATTCTGCGGAAAGAGCCACCTGAGCAGATTTCACGTACTGGCCTAGGCCCTGCATTTCCAAACCGAATTGCTTGGCAGCAGCAATCGTGCCTTCGCTCATAATGACGCCGGCGGCTTCCGCAGAACTACCCAGTTCGTCGAAGCCTTTGGCGTTATCACGAAGCAGCGGCACAAGCGAGGTGGAGTCGTTCGCGATGGCCTCCATGTAGAAGGTCATTTCAGCCTGGCTGACATTCGCTTTTTCGAGGCTGGTGACATACAACGCGAGCGCATCTTTGCTGTTCAGCTTTTTGAACTGGTCGGCAGTCACGCCCACCATTGGCGCAATATTTGTAAAAAAGTCCTTAAGCGCGCCACCGCCTGTATTTAAGAAATCGCCAATTTTGTCGTTAGTATCTTTGAAGATATCGGCAAGTTTGTCTTGATCAACGCCGACACTCCGAGCTCCAGCCGCGAACTTCTGAAACTCAGTTGTCCCAAGTCCCGCCAGTGCGGAGAGATTCGCAATCTCTTTGGCGGTGCTTGCGGACGAGACGACAAGACCGGTAAGTATTGCCGGGATACCCCCGATGGCGGTTCCGATACCTTTCGCAAGATCGTCGAAAGATTTCGCCATCTCTGCGTTGCGCTTTTTGGTTTCCTGGCTGGCTTTGTCGAGTGGGCCGGTGTATCCGCCAATTTTCGCGATAAGATCCAGCGTTAAAGTGCCAAGGGATCCGGCCATGTTTTTCTCCAGGCATAAAAAAACCCGCCGAAGCGGGTTTTACACAAATTACTTTCAGCCGTGATTCCACCAAGCCGAAAAGCGGCCAGATGCGTACAAAGCAATACCCAAAATTACGACTGCCAGACCCGGTAGCGGGTTTTCAGACCCGATGACCATCACTACGCCGATGCAGCATCCTATGCCACCAAGGAGCATCCGCCCTTTGTACTTCTTCGATGTTTGCTCGGTTACTACCGGTTTCATCAGATTCCCTCCCAAGAAAACGGCAATTTAACAGCGTCAAGCCCAAGTCGCCATCGCATGCTCCAAGGTCAATACTGGCTCATCCATATGCGGTGCGAAGTCTTCAATGCTGAAAGCTTTTTTGCCCGCCCGCATATTTCCGTAGAACGCCGCAAGCCTGGCGACTGCCGCCTCTACCCGCATGCCCTGATTGAGCGATCCACGCTTGCCCCGAAACTTGCACCAGGTCATGAACTCAGGATAAGACAGAGTGGCCTGCGCCTCGGCGATGGTGCGACCACCGATACCATTCATCACGAGCTCGCACCACACCTCATCAATGTCGGTCAGGCCTTCGTCTTTCCCACGTTTTGAACTTCGCCGATGGCGATGAGCAGGAGGTTGGTCAGATCCGGATCCAGCGCGCCTTTCTCCGGATCAGCTTCGCCAGTGATATCGGCCACGCTGAACACGGCCTGGCCGTCCGCGTTACAAATACTTGATGCGATTCTTGATGCCAGCGGATCTGCACCGCGATGAGCAGCGATATCTCCGACTGCGGTCTGGTAAGAGAGCGGCCGGACAAAAGTGGTGAACTTGTGCAGCTCACCATCCTTGTTCCACTCGATTGTTTTTTCGACCGGGCGTGCGGTGAATGCCTTGGATTTCTTGAGGTTTTCTAAGCTCAGATCCATTATGCGGCCGCCTTACGAATCCAGGCAGAACCGCCCGAGCGCTGGATGGTTGCCGCGGTAGTTACCACGGTGTTTGCTGCAAAGTCGAAAGGGAAGTCAGATACATACCCGTCGAAAACGAACCAGGTTCGCGTAGGAGGAAGGATGAAATCAACTTCGGTTGACACCACGGCCGTTGCGGTAGCACCGCTACCTGCGCCACCGCTCAGCGCTACCGTAGGCGCAGACGTGTAGCCCGCGCCTGGGTCGGTGATGGTGAATCCGACGATTTTGCCGTCCGCGATCTGCGCAGTCGCGGTAGCACCGCTACCGCCACCACCTGTGATAGCCACTGTCGGAGCAGATGTGTAACCAGCACCGGGATTTGTCAGGCTAAGCGCTTGGAGCGATCCAAGCTGAGCAACTGTAGGTGAAATGCCCTTTCCGTCCGACCAGCCCACCGCCCAGTGGATGTTCTCAATGCTGTCGTCTTCCGAAAGCTGATGCAGCCTGACATGTGAAGCGTTACGCGGGTCGGCGTTCAGAGTCAGCGATGCCTGACCTGGAGTCCGAAGGCCACGCATATAGCTGCGCACGGTCTCGCTCAGACACGTCGTTTCAATTTGATCGGCGGGGTTACCACCAGGACTGAAGGCAGTCGCGCACTCGATTTCGAGAATCTCGAAAGCTAACGGGTTCGCAGATGTAGGCACCAGGGCGTAGATCTGGGTTCCTTGGGACAGAATCGACATGGTGATCTCCAAATGTCGGGCATAAAAAAACCCGCACATGGCGGGCCGGGTTTTGGGTTTGGCTATCTGGGTACGAGCCAGTCGATGTCGAAGCTCGACCGGTACAGCTTTGTTTCGGTGTCCTTGGTCTCGCCGCCCCAACGGGTGACGTAGGCCTTCAGCTCAATGGCGGTGCTGATCGCCGTGGCCACCGCGCGCGCCGACGCGGCGGTGGCGCCGTACACGTCCACCTGCAGGGTGTAGCCATCCATGTCCGGCCGGCCAGCCAGGTAGTTCTCCGGGCTGCCGGTCACCAGTTGCCACACGGCATATGGCTTGGCGACACCTTCCGGTGCCTCGCCGAACGGGTAGAGCCTGGTCGGAGAAGCACCCAGCAGCGCGGTGACGCCAGCGTCTGCGGCGCACACAGCGAATATCGGTGCGTACATCAGTTGTTCCCCTTGGCTGCGCGCTTGATTGCCCGGTCGATGGCCTTCGTGTAGCTGCTGACGAACGCATCGGTCGCTTCGCCAATGTGCTCGGCAAGCGCCCGGCGCATGAAGGGCGTGCCGCGCATCTTGACGGTGCCGAATTCGATCAGCCGCCAGTGCGGGGTCGGCGAGTTGGCAGCCTTGTCGCCGCCGTTCTTTAGCACCGCGCCGTACAAGACGCCGACACGGAAACCGAGATTTCCGCTTTGCTTGAAAAGCCGACCATTCCATCGTAGAGCGATGTTCTTCGCGATAGACCGGCCTGTTTCCGGGTCGTCGATGCGGGAGGCGTTTTCCTTGGCGCGGTCGGCGACCAGCTGCGCAGCCTTGCGCAACGCCGAGCGGCCGCCCTTGCGCTTCATGTCGTAACTGACGGCTTCGAGCTTTGCGACCAGGCCATCAACGCCTTGAAGCTTGAAGTCGAGACCGTCAGCCATCGTTCACCCCCTTGGCCACCACAATGGTGAGGTATTCCAGGCCTGAATCAGGATCAGCGAGCGCCGGGCCCTTTATGTCGTAGACCTCGCCGCGGTGGATGATTCGCATGGTCGGCAGCACGCCGGCGCGGTACCGGACCACTACCCGGGCCGTGGCTTCGGACTGGGCCGCCTGGGCAGCGATCATGTCGCGGGCACTCAGCGGCTGGAAGGACGCCGGCACCTTGGGCCAGATGGTTGACCAGCCGGGCACCATCTCACCGCTGGCCGGGTCCTGCACTTCTCCCAGCGCCTGGAAATCAACGCGATGCCGCAACTTGCCGGCCAGCATCAAACACCCATCCGGATGCGATAAGGCATCAGCAGGGACTTCGACGCCAGCGGCAGCTCGGTCGCGATGGTGCCCGTGACAACCTCTTCGCGGTTCGCGAACAAGTGCCCGAGCTTGAGCAGGCAGGCCGCAGAGATAGCAGCATTGATGATAATCCCGTGCTCGTCCATGTCGATGGCCTCGTACGCATCTGCGAGCGCCTGCCGGGCGTTATCCCGCAAGCGAAGCTGGAAGTCGTGATTTTCAGGCAGGTCGGCGGTGCCCATGGCAATCATGTACAGGCCCCGAGCATCCCTGGTGCGCTGCAGCGTCTCGGCCTTGCCCGCATCAAGTGCGGCCTGATCGACGAAGAACCGGCGCTGCAGGAACCGCATGCAGGCCTCTTCGGCCGCATCCAGCTGAGCCTCGACCAGGTCCTGGTCTTCGGGCTCGGCCAGCAGATGCTTCATCGCCAACTCGATGTCGATCACGCTCATAGTTATTCAGCCTTGTTTTTTGGCTTGGCCGCCGCCTTGTTGGCCGGCTCGGGCGCCTTCTTGTTGCTCGGCTCTTCTGCTTTCTTCACCTTGTAATCCTCGATGAGGCCATTGGCGTGCAGATCAGCCGCGCGGAACTCGTCGACCGTGATGGTCGAGCCACGCTTGGCGTATTCGCCCTGGTTGTCGAAACCCTTTACGGTTTTCACTGTGATATCTGGCATGGCTTACACGCCCGGTCACCCGGGCGCGCTCCTGTTGATGGCGAGGGCCTTAGGCCGCGTCGAATTCGCCGTGGACGAAAGATTCCGGACGGTACACGGCCAGGGCCAGGCGCTCTTCGGCGCGGATGGTGACCATGTTGGTGCGGAAGTTGTCGCCATCTTCGGTGGAAACCTCGACGGCAGCGTCTTCACGGTCGAAGACCTGGGCGGCAATGTTCATCGCGCCGACCAGAAATTCGCCCTCTGGCACAGCGTTGCTGTCGACCACCGGCAGTTTCCACAGGCGCTGTGCGCCACCTTCTTGGACGTTGACCCAGATGTAAGAGCCGTTGGCATCCTTGGTCAGCTCGATGTCCGCCCAGTCGACCGGGTTCAGCGCGATAGCGGAGGCGCGGTATTCAGCGACGCGCACCTGCAGGATTGCACGGCGCAGGGTGTCGATCTTGGTGTCGCCGACCTTACGCAGCGATTCGTTGAAGACGGTTGCTTGGGGAATCAGACCCAGCAGATTCTGGCCGGTACCGTCACCAGCGAGGAGCTGCTCTTCTTCCTTGTACTTCAGGCCGTAGATCGCGCGGCCGTTGATGTAGCTCTGCAGCAGCGGGATATCCGACAGCACCTGCTTGGAAGCGCGGAACCAGTGTGCAATGGTCTTGACGGTGGTGGTGACCAGGCCGAACGAGAGATCGGACTGAGCCTTGGCTGCACCCTCACCGGCCTGCGGCGCGGCCATGTTCTGGAAGCCGGTTTCGCGGACATACTCGATAGCGTTCGAGGCCGTGCGCCCTGGCATGATCAGGTCGCGCACGGTGAATTCGCGGTCTGGGCCGGCAACGATTCCTGGCACACGGGTGGCCTGGATACCGGCGCCAACGCCACCGGTGCCAGTGGTCGAGCTGGTGAGGTTGGTTACGGCTTTGCGACCAATGCGAGCGATACCGCGACCGCGGGTTTGCAGCGACTGGAAGTCTTCGGACTCCGACAGTTCTTCGCCAGCGGATTTTTGTTCGGCCGGATCGTTGGCGGAGAAGCGGCGAGCCATTTTCTGCTCGATATCTTGCAGGCGATCCTGGAGGCCCAGGCCATCCTTTACCAGGCCGTCGAGGACGGTTTTGGTATCGGCCAGAATCGTGCCGTGCTCTTTGATTTCCTTGCTCGCCTTTTCGGCGAAGGCTTTGATTTCTTGGTCGCGCTGGTCCAGCAGGTCATTGACCGCTTTCAGCTGGATCTTGTCGTCGGAATGCTCCTTGCGTTGCATTTGACGGCTTTCGGAGCGAGCCTGGTTGCTCATGGCGTTATGCATGGTGAATCCTCAAAACGATGGGAGAGTCAGTGCCGGGCGCGACTTAATCGCCTCGACAAGTTCAGCTTCAGCCAGGTCGCCCGCGGACTCGCTCCGGAGCAGGTGCTGCAATCCACGGTTGGCAATCACCGCAGATTGAGTTTTCGAGAAGCCTGCCTCACGCAGGAGCAGCTCAAATTCGGGAAGCGAAGGCAGCCCACCGTGGGCCAGCTTCGACTTGATGGTGTCGGTGCGGGCTTCGTCGTTCGCCGGCACGGTGACAATGGAAATCTCGACCAGGTCGAGCTTGGTCAACGTGCGAATCCGGGTCTTCTCATCGAAGCTGGACTCACGCACGTAGTAGCCGATGGAAAGGCCGGTGATAGAACGCGACTGCATGCCACGGTTGGCGATTCGCGCATACGGGGCATCTTCGAGCCAGAGCTGGCCGGAGCCGAAAAGGCCGCGGTCGTCTTCCTTCAGGCTCTCGATATCCCAGCTGCCGATGGGCTCGCCAGTGCGGTGCTGCCACAACACAGGAAAGGTGCGCGACTTCGCCTTGGCGTCTGCGATTGATTCGAGAAATGCGCCTGGCGCGACAACCTCGTTGTAGCTGTCCACGACCCCGAACACAGAACCGTACCCAGAAAAAAGGCCGTCTTCGCCGACAGCCTTCACGTCATAGTCGAATGAGCGATATTTAACCGCCACCGATTGGTCTTTTCGTTTCATTCTGAATTACCTTTCGGCTTGTCGTTGAGCCAATCCAGCAACGCCGATCTGGCCTGCTGAGCATCCCCGGCGTCGCCGCCAAGCTTGTCGATGGGCAGCATGTTCGACTGCACCGTGAGCTTCGCGGCGTTGCCACCCATTGGCGCCAGGTTCTCTTTGATCCGGCAGTCGTCGCGGGTATAGATCCCGTTTTGCGTCATCGAGCTGTAAAACGCAGCACGGGCGGCGCTATCGGCACGCAGAAGTCCCTCAGGGTTGAACTTGGCGTAGAACCGGCGGCGCTCGTCCGGGCGAAGAAGGCGCCGATTGATGCTTTGCTCGATTCGTTTCATCCAGGGCAGCAGCGTAAAGCTGAGGAATCCCAGCATCTGCTGTTCCATTCCCGTGCCCCAACTGGTGCTGTTGGATGTGTGCCCCACCATCCACGGCGGCACGCGGAACCACCGGCAGATTTCCTCGACGTTAAACGCCCTGGTTTGCAGCATCTGGGCATCTTCAGGCGTCATCGAGACCTGCTGATATTTCATGCCGGCTTCCAGCACCATGGTTTTTCCGGTGTTCACGGCACCAGCGAACTTCGAAGCCATGTCTTCGCGGATGTCTTCACGCTGTTGCTTGTTCAGGATCTGGTCTGTGGACAGCACGCCGCCGAGCTTCATGCCATTCGCGAACATCTTGCTGGCCGACTCATCAGCCGCCATAGCGGCACCGAAGACGTTACGACCCATCGACAATGGGCTGAGCCCATAAAGCGGGTCAGTACCGAAACCGCGGGTGTGCATCATTTGTTCGTCGAGGAGGGTATGGGGCTTGCCCAGGCTATCGATGAAACGATATTCGATAGCGCCGTTACTG